CATGCCGGGTTCCAACGTCTCTCTGATCACCTGCTGCTTGAATTCTTGCGCGTACGTGCGATGGGGATGGGCTCGGCCCCCTGCGTTCGACATGGCTGACTGGCTCCGTCAATCTAAACGCGCCCATCATGCGTTGGAAAAATCAGCATCGGGAAACGGTCTGACCGAGCCGCTTACGAATCAGCCATCCGATGGCCGACAAGTCGGATGACCGGGTTGGGTCGACAACCGACCCGCCCTGTCCCGACGGATCGGCGAGAAAGTCTGGGTCAGGCCGCCTGCTCGGTAGGCATGTCCGTGCAGTGAAGTCGCTCTGCGGCCACACCGTAGTACACGTCATTCGCTTCACAGCCGACCCAATGAAGCCCTGTCTCTTTCGCAGCAACGAGAAACGTGCCCGACCCTGCGAACGGATCACAAACGATCCCGCCTTCTGGCACCAGTCGCACCACCTCCCGCGCTAGCTCGAGTGGCTTTTCCGTCAGATGCTTTTTAGGCAACTTGAGGGCGCACGGGAAAACCCCCGGCAAGTAGACGTCGTTCGTCCGCATCGCCCCTTTGCTTGCCCACACGATAAACTCGGCCTGTTGCTTGAATCCGCCGCGACGCGGTCGTGAACGCGCCATCGTCTTGTCCCATACGGCGATCCCGCGATGGATGAAGCCGGCCGCCTGCACGACGTCGGTCAACGCCGGCAACTGACGCCAGTCGATGAAGCACACAACGAGTCCCCCAGGCATCAGCGCACGATAGGCTTCAGACAGCCATGCGTGACACCAGAAGGTCCACGAACGTTGGTCCATGTTGTCCGATCCGAAATCCTCGTATTTCGTCTTTGTTCCGCCGTTGATGTACTTCTGCGAAGTGCTCATCGCACGCGTCGCCGCATGGAGTCCGCCCGAAGAGTACGGCGGGTCGGTGAACAACATGTCGATAGACTGCTCCGGCAAGCGACTCAGGAAATGAAGCGCATCTTCGCGATGCAGACGGTTTAGAAGTGGCGCAATAGCGCCCGCGGCGATAAGCTCGGTCATCATGATTAGAGTGCGAAAGTGAGGGGACGCCGATTGTCCCGTCGCGTCGAGGCCTGTCGCACGCCTCACAGAATGTAGACGACGGCGGCACTTACATCATCGCTCGCAACGAGCGTAAGCAGTCGGCAACATGTCCGTCATGGACGCAAACGAAATCCAACGCATCATTCGCAACTTGATCCGCAAGGGGCGAATTACTGACCTCGACCTGTCCGCCAAGCCGCCGACGTGCCGCGCCACTGTCGGCGAATCGGGCGACAACAGTCTGCAGACGAACTGGATTCCTTGGATCACGTTCGCCGCGGGTACGACACGCGATTGGTTACCGCCGACAAAAGGTGAGCAGGTGGTGCTGCTGAGTCCCATGGGCGACCCGGCGCAGGGCGTCGCGTTGCGAGGTCTGTTGTCTGAAGATGCGCCGGCGCCGGATGACTCGCCGAATGCGCACACGCGTGTCTACCCGGACGGCGCGCGCCTGCAGTACAACCACGCCACGCATAGTCTGACGGCCGAGTTGCCTACCGGCTCAACCATGCTCGTCATCGCGCCCAGCTCAGTTATCGTGAAGACAAAGGATGCGACCGTACAAGCCGACGCCATTCGGCTCGACGGTGATGTCACGGTCACGAAGTCGATGACCGTGAAAGGGCCATTCGCATTCGAATCCGGCATGACGGGCAAGAGCGACGCGGGCGGCGCCACCATGGAAATCGATGGTCGAGCCGACTTCACCGGAGAGGTGACGTCAAAGGGCAAAAGCCTCCCCCACCATTCGCACCGCGAACAAGGCGATGGCCAGCTCGTGGGCGAGCCGCAATGAGAGGCATGAACGCCAGCACGGGCCGAGCAATTAGCGGGTTCGGCCACCTCTGTCAGTCGATTGGAAAGATCGTCTCGACGCCGCTTGCGTCGTGCGTGAAGCGCCGCACCTTCGGGTCCGAGCTACCCGATCTCATTGACGCGCCCAGCAACGGCGCAGTGCGCACGCGTTTGTACGCAGCGGTAGCAACCGCACTCATGCGATGGGAGCCGCGGTTGATGCTCGATCGAGTGATGCTCACAGCCGACGGCAGGCATGCAGCCGAGGGCGTGCTGTATCTTGACATCGAAGGCTGGGCGACCGAGTCAGGCGATGCCGTATCGACGCGCGTGTCGGTCGGAACCGGGATCCGGGCATGAGGGCGACACCGATCGACCTGTCGCAACTGCCGCCGCCCGAAATCGTCGAGGCACTCGACTACGAAACACTGCTCGCGGAACGTAAGGCTCGACTCGTCTCCCTTTATCCCGAAGGCGAGCGGGCGGAAATCGCCGCGACGCTCGAATTGGAATCGGAGCCGCTCGTCCGCTTGCTGCAGGAAAACGCCTACCGCGAACTGCTGTTGCGCCAGATCATCAACGACAAAGCGCGTGCGACTCTCCTTGCCTATGCGCGCGGCAAAACGTTGGAACATATCGCGGCCCTATTCGATGTCGAGCGTCTCGTTGCACCTGGCGATCCAGCGAAGGGAATCGATCCGGTCTACGAAGACGACGACAGCTTACGCGAACGCGTGCAGCTCGCGCCCCGTGGCTTTTCGGTGGCCGGGCCCGTCGACGCCTACATCTTTCATGCGCGTTCGGCGGACTACCGTGTGTTGTCGGCAACGGCGTACAGCCCGGAACCGTGCGTGATGATTGTCACGCTCCTCTCCCGCGAAGGGGACGGTACCGCGAGTGCCGAGCTGATCGAAATCGTCAAAGAGGCCTTGGAAAGTAAAAGGCCGCAAGCCGACGAAGTGATCGTGCGCAGCGCGGCAATCGTGCCGTATGAAGTGCGCGCGACGCTCCGCTTCTTCCGGGGACCCGATCGACGTGTCGCTCTCGACGAAGCAACCAAGCGAACAGGCAGCTTCACGACGCGTATGCATCGGATTGGGACGGAAGTGACGCTCGACGGGCTCTATGCGGCGATGCGCGTAATCGGCGTGCAGAAGGTGTTGCTGAACTCTCCCATCGAGGGAGTTCAAGTTACGCGCGACGAAGCGCCATATTGCACACGAATCGATTTGATTGATGGCGGGCTCGTGGATGAGTGACCTTCTGCCGCCCAATGCGACGCTGCTCGAACGCCGGGTCGGGACGACGAACGCGAGGATTTCCAGCATTCCGATCGATATGAGCACGCTGATCGACCCGGATCAGATCCCGCTTCCGTTTCTGCCTTGGCTCGCTTGGCACCTTAGCGTCACCTCTTGGAACGATGCCTGGCCCGAGCAGACGAAGCGTGTTTGCGTGAAGGAAGCGATTCGCATCGCCCGGATCCGGGGAACGGCCACGGCCGTCCGCCAAGTATGCGCATTGTTTGGGTCGAACGTCGTCATGCGCGAGTGGTTCGAAATGGCGCCGCGCGGCAAACCTGGCACCTTCGAAATCGTCATGACCGTCGGTGCCGACAACGGCGCGCCGGCCACGGCCGAATGCGTCGCCGACGTCATCGCGGAGGTAAATCGGGTCAAACGTGGGACCGCGCACTACTGGTTCACGCAAGGCCTCTCCATGCGCGCAAGGCAACGCGTCGGTGCGGCCGCACGTGTCGCCGTGTATCACCGCGTGAATCTGTCCGATAACTGAACGCAGATGGAAACGCTCATCACCATCACTGACGCAGGCCGCGAAGCGTTCGTCGCTCCCACCAACGACGGCACCAGCGCCCAATCGATCGTCGAGATCGGATTGGCAACCGCCCCGTTCGTAGCCGATAAGGAACTGAGGGCGCTGCCGAGCGAACTCAAACGCATCACGACTTTCGGCGGCACGGATGTAGCGCCGGACACGATCCACGTCACGATGCAGGACGATACAGCTGACCAGTATTCTCTGTATGGGTTCGGCCTCTATCTCGAGAACGGTGTGCTCCTCGCCGTCTATTGCCAGCCAACGCCGATCATGGAGAAGTCGTCAGCCGCCATGCTGCTGCTCGCGACGGACTTGCAGTTCGCGACGATCGACTCCGCGCAGCTCGTGTTCGGCGACGCTTCGTTTTTAAATCCACCCGCGTCGACCGATCGACCTGGAGTCATCGAACTGGCGACCCAAAGCGAGGTCGATACCGGGACCGACGATACTCGGGCTCTCACCCCCAGGACCGCCGCAAAGCGCTACGCAGCGCTGTCGGGCGCAACGTTTTCTGGGCCAGTCGCCGTCCCGACTCCTCCGACCGGCGACAACTCCGATCTGGCCGCCTCGACCGCTTTCGTGGTCACAGCGCTTCTTCACGCGCAGGTGGGGCAAATTGCGTTCGAGCCTCGCTCGTCTGTTCGCGCCGGCTATCTGAAATGCAACGGCGCACTCGTCAACCGCGCCGACTACCCGGCGCTCTGGGCCTACGCCCAGGCGAGCGGCGCGCTCGTGTCCGAAGAGGAGTGGCAAAACGGTCATTGGGGCTGCTTTTCGGTAGGCGACGAAGACACAAACTTCCGCGTGCCAGAGCTGCGCGGAGAGTTCATCCGGTGCTGGGCGGACGGACGCGACGACATCGATCCGAGCCGAGGCCTCGGCTCACATCAGGGAAGCCAAAACCTGTCACACGGGCATAGCTCCTCGTGCAGTGAGGTGGGGGATCACGGCCACCGTGCCTGGACCGACGAGCAGGGCTTGCACGGTCACCACGGATGGACAGCAGGCGGAGGCCACCACAATCACAACAACGGAGCGTTTAGTCGCCTTCTGCGGCCACCTTACGGCGGATCGCTCACCGGGTCCGATAGTTCGGGCAGCGGCTCCGAGCAGGCAGTCGGCCCGCCAGACTCGGCCGACATAGTGGCCTCCGGCCATCACAACCACGAGTTCCAGACGGAAGGCGGAGGCCTTCACGCTCACAACGTCGGGATGGACGGCGCCGGCGCACACACGCATGGAGTCACGATCAGTCCTGACGGCGCTCACGAATCCCGCCCGCGCAACGTGGCGCTACTCGCCATGATTCGCGCGCACTAACTCAGACGCGACGAAACGATGCTGATTCATCACTACAACCCGACAACCGGCGAATACTTGAGCAGTGGCCAGCCCGACGGCGACCCAAGGAACGAGGGTCGTTGGCTGGTTCCCGCATCCGGTACATTCGATGTCCCGCCGCCGCGCACGCCGACGACCTGGCCGTTTTATCGCGACGGCGCGTGGGGCCTCCTCCCCGATTTCCGCGGCCGAATCTGCTACCGCACGGATTCCGGTGAGCCGGTCGAAATTTCCGTAGCGGGCCGCACCCCTGCTGAACTCGGCCTAACCACCCAGCCGCGGCCATCGGCGCGCCATTCCTGGATCGATGGTACGTGGACGGTCCCGGACGAGCTAATCGCGCGCGAGAAGCACGACGCGGCGATGGCTGAGTTTTCGCGCTTGATGACAGTGGCTCGCCGGCAGACCGCCGGTAAAGCAGACGCATATGCCGCCGGCTTGCTCGACGAGGAGCAGATATACGGCTTCAAGGCTTGGTCGGCATATCAAATGGCACTCGTTTCCGCGATCGAGCAAGAAGCGTTTCCCGATTCGGTCGAATGGCCGCCGACGCCGGAACCGTATAAACCAACTGCTCGCGAGGCAAGCGGAGATGAGGCGGATCCGCCAAGTGAACCGGAAGAAGCAGCCAGCGGCGTTAGCACCGATTCCGAGTGACGCACCTCCCTCCTCGCCCCGAATTTACTCACCACTGGAACTGCATACCATGCCGCAGGACTATCACCACGGGGTACGCGTCCTCGAAATCAACGAGGGGACGCGACCTATCCGCACGGTCTCGACAGCTGTCGTCGGGCTCATCTGTACAGGCGAAGACGCTGACACTTCCGCGTTCCCGCTCGATACGCCCGTGCTATTGACCAATGTCGTGGCTGCGCTCGGCAAGGCGGGCACAAAAGGCACGCTTTACCGCACCCTCGATGCGATCGGTCGACAGACGAAACCTGTCACGATTGTCGTGCGCGTGGCGGATGGAAAAGACACCGCAGAGACGACGTCGAATGTGATCGGCTCCGTCACCGCGGAAGGAACATATACCGGAATGAAGGCCCTGCTGAGAGCCCAGTCGCGCTTCGGCGTGAGGCCTCGTATTCTCGCCGCACCCGGCCTCGATACTCAGCCGGTCGCCGCTGCCTTTGTAACGATCGCGCAGTCACTACGCGCCTTCGCCTACGTGTCGGCCCACGGCTGCAAGACCAAGGAGGAAGCTACCGCCTATCGCCGGCAGTTCGGTCAACGCGAAATCATGGTGATCTGGCCGGACTTCCTCGCTTGGGACGATGTCAGTAATGCAACCGTTGTCATGCCGGCACCCGCCTATGCCGCAGGCCTGCGCGCGAAGATCGACAACGATATCGGCTGGCATAGGACGCTATCAAATGTCGCCGTCAACGGTGTGAAAGGCATCAGCGCAGACGTTTCGTGGGACTTGCAAGACCCGGCGACGGACGCCGGATATCTCAACGAGCAAGAGGTGACGACGCTCGTGAACCGCAATGGTTTCCGCTTTTGGGGCTCCCGCACCTGCTCCGACGATCCGCTTTTTGCGTTCGAGAACTACACGCGCACTGCGCACGTCATTTCGGATTCGATCGCGGAAGCGCAGATGGCGATCGTCGACGGCCCGCTGAACCCATCGCTGCCTCGCGACATCATCGAAACCATCAACGGCAAGTTTCGCGAGTGGACGTCGCTGGGTTACCTGATCGGGGGCTCGTCGTGGTTCGACCCGGAGCCAAACACCACCGACGTTTTGAACTCGGGCAAGGCCTACCTCGACTACGACTACACGCCCGTGCCGCCCCTCGAGAACCTGATGCTGCGCCAACGCATCACGGATCGCTACCTCGCCGATTTTGCCGCGCGGGTAAGCGCGTAACGCTCGACATTACCAGGAGTCAATGCACATGGGAATGCCCCGGAAGCTCAAAGGGTTCAATCTGTTCCAGAACGGCGAAAACTTCGTCGGTCAGGTTGCCGAAGTCACCCTGCCGAAGCTCACACGCAAGATGGAGGACTATCAAGGCGGCGGCATGAGTGGACCCATCAAGGTCGATTTCGGTCAGGAAGCGATCCAGCTCGAATGGACATGCGGCGGCTTCATGAAGTCCGTTCTTCAGCAGTACGGCATCACCAAGCACGATGGCGTACTACTGCGCTTTGCCGGTGGATATCAGGCGGAAGATTCGACAGGCGTCGATGCAATCGAGATCGTCATCAAAGGCCGACACTCCGAGATCGACCCGGGCACCGCCAAGGTCAAAGAAGACACCGCCTTCAAGGTCACGACAGCCGCGAGCTACTACAAGTTGACCGTAAACGGTGAGGAAGTGATCGAGCTCGACTTCATCAACATGATCGAAAAAATCAACGGCAACGACCTACTCGCCTCGCTGCGCAACGCACTCGGCCTGTAACGATCTCCCGGCCCGTGGAATGATCGCGGACAGCATCCAATTTTGAATTGTCAACAAGCAAACCATGACCGAACACAACTCGTCGCAACAGCATATCGAGTCCGCAACCGCTGACTCATCGTCCGCAGCCGAAGATCCGAACTCGCACGTCCTGGACTCGCCGCTGACGCGCGGCTCGCAGACGATTACGAAGGTGACGCTGCGCAAGCCGAAGTCCGGCGAATTGCGTGGCGTGTCGCTTTCCGATCTGGTCAACCTCGACGTTTCCGCGCTCTCGAAGGTCCTACCCCGCATCAGCTCACCGACACTGACTGAGCAGGATGTCGCGAGTATCGACCCTGCCGACCTCGTGATGTTGGGAGGCATCTTCGTTGGTTTTTTGATGCCGAAGGCCGTCAAGTCGAAGCAGGACTTCCAGACCGCGTAGAGGATCCGATGGCCGATATCGCGACGGTGTTCGGCTGGCCACCGTCGGCGATGGATGAATTCAGCGTGGCGGAACTGATGGACTGGCGCGAGCGAGCGCGGCAACGAAGCGGAAGCGAATAGCGATGGACAACGCCTTGAAACTGCGCGTGATGTTCGACATGGTCGATAACATGACGAAGCCGCTGAAAAACGTGCTGGCGGGAAGCAAGGGCCTTGCGCATTCGCTGAAGCAGCCCCGGCGCGAGCTGGCGGAAATGAGCAAAAAGCAGAAGGACATCGCCGAGTTTCGGGAACTACGCCAGGGGCTCGCGTCGACAACATCTCAGCTTCGGGCCGCGCAGGCTCGGGTAACGGACCTCGCGGGCGCAATGCGTGCCGTCGGTCCGCCGGCGCGCAGCATGGTCAAGCAGTTCGAGAGCTCCAAGCGAGTGGCCGCAGGTCTGACGGCGGAGCACGAACGGCAATCCGCACGCGTTCAGCGCCTGCGGGAGCAACTGTCAGCCGCAGGCATCAGTACCCGCAATCTCGCCGAACACCAGCGCAACCTTTCCGCACAGGCGCGTACCGCAACGCGCACCTTGCGTGAGCAGGAAGACGTTCTGACGCGTGTGAGCCGCCAACAGCAAAAATTGCATGCTGCGCGAGCGCAACTGAACAGCGCCAAGCAAACCGCGGGAAGCGTTGCAGCCGCGTCGGCGGCCGGTGGAGCAATCGGCGGTGGCATTCTCTTCGGCGCCAAGCGGTTACTCTCGTCTGGCTACGAATTCGACGCCGCCATGTCACGGGTGCAAGCACTGGCCCGGATCGAAAAGGAGTCGGCCGAGCTGTCCGCGCTTCGTCTGCAGGCTCGAAAGCTCGGTGCGACGACGAGCTTCACTGCCGGAGAAGCCGCGAGCGGCCAAGGCTTCCTGGCGATGGCCGGCTTCACCCCCGATCAAATTTTGCAGGCCATGCCCGGCGTGCTTTCGATGGCGAAAGCCGGCGACACCGACCTCGCGCGGACAGCCGATATCTCTTCCAACATCCTGACCGGATTCGGCCTCAAGGCCGACGAGATGAACAGGATCGCGGACGTGCTGACCATGACTTTCACGACGTCCAATACGACGCTGGAAATGCTCGGCGGCACGATGAAGTACGTGGGACCCGTGGCACGCGCCGCGGGGATGTCGCTGGAACAAGCCGCCGCCACGGCGGGACTGCTGGGCAATGCGGGCATTCAGGCAACCCAAGCCGGTACGACATTGCGCTCGATGCTGCTGCGGTTGTCCGCACCTACTTCCGGGGCATCCGCCGCGTTGAAGGAGCTTGGCGTACGTGCGCTCGATGCGCGAGGAAACGTTCGAGACATCCCATCGATTTTGCGCGACGTGGCAAAAGCAACGGAAAAGCTCGGCTCCGGCACTCGCCTCGATTACCTGAAGCAAATCTTCGGCGAAGAGCCCGCGGCCGGCATGTCCGAACTAATTGCGCAACAGGGTGCGCAGGGCATCGAGAAGTATGTGTCGATCCTTCGGAACGCGAGTGGCACCGCGCAGGGCGTCGCATCGGTGATGGCGGACAACTTGAAGGGCGACCTCCTCACCACCCAATCAGCCTTTGCGGACCTGGGCGTATCGATCTCCGACGCGGTCAACCCGGCCCTGCGCGCGTTCATGCAAAGCGTCACAGGCTATCTTGGCCGAGCCAGCCGATGGGTGCAGGAAAACCCGCGGCTCGCGCGTACATTGGGCACGATCACGCTCGCGCTCGGCGGCATCCTCGCCGCCCTCAGCGCGCTGGCGCTGATGCTCGCCACGATGATCGGCCCCCTCGCGCTGCTGCGCTTCGGGCTGACAACGCTGGGCATTCAAGGCGGCATCCTTACGCGCGCCCTCACATTCGGCACGGCCGCGTGGCGAATGTTCAGTGCTGCTGCATTGGTGGCCGGGCGGGCGCTGTTGGCGAACCCGATCGGCATCGCAGTCGCTGCCCTCGCAGCCGCCGCATTCCTGATCTATCGGCACTGGGCGCCGATCAAGGCGTTTTTCTCCGACCTGTGGCAGGCGGTACAGGCAGCATTCAACGGTGGCATCGCTAATATCGCGTCGCTCTTGACCAAGTGGTCGCCGCTCACCGCCTTGTGGCAGGCATTGGTCACTGCGGTCGCGTCTCTCGGCGCCCAACTACCGGCTAAGTTTGTGACTCTCGGGGAAAACCTCGTTGCGGGGCTCGTCAAGGGTCTCACGGCGGGCCTCGGTGCGGTGAAGACCGCGATCACGAACCTCGCAACCTCGAGCATCTCCTGGTTCAAAGCAAAGCTTGGCATCCACAGTCCGAGTCGGGTGTTCGGCGAGCTGGGCGGCTTCATCAGCCGGGGCGCCGCAAACGGAATTGAGGATCAACAAACGCGAGTTGCGCGGGCTTCGCTCGGGCTCGCTACGGCAGCCGCGGCTGCGTTCGGCTTGCCGGCGATCGCGACTGGGGCTCAACTTACGAAAACGGCCGCAGTGCCGTTGGTACGGCCGAGCGTACCCATCGGCACCCGGCAACCACTGGCTTCGGCACCAGCCGCCGCGAAGGCGGCCGCAGCGCCGTCAAGCGTCACCGTTAATGTCTATCCGCCACCTGGTGTGGACGCCGCCGAAATTGCTCGCATGGTTCGCGCCGAACTCGAGCGTGCTGAGCGAGCAAAGCAATCGCGCATCGCCTCCCGCCTGACCGACTAACCCGGAGAATCCTACCGACATGATGATGTCGCTCGATCAGTTCGTCTTCTCGCTCGCGACCGCCCCCTACCGGGAACTGCAGCGTCAACGAAGCTGGAAGCACCGCACCAGCTCGCGGGTGGGCGCACGCGACGCCAGCCAATTCACCGGCGCCGGTGATGACACCATCACACTCAACGGCATGGTGGCACCTGAGAACGGCATTGGTGCCAGAGTGTCGCTCGACAGACTCGCCGCGATGGGCGATGCGGGTGACGCCTACGTCCTCGTCGATGGCATCGGAAACGTCTACGGAGCCTTCGTCATCGGGACCCTGAACGAGACCGCCACCTATCACACCCCGGACGGCGTGCCACGGAAGATCGAGTTCAGCCTGACGCTCAAACGCGTCGACGACACTGTGCTGTCAACGATGCGGCAGTCCGAGTCGTGAGCGAGACCAGCTCGCGAGGCCGCGCGGATCGAATCGATCGAAAGCAACCGCAGGCCGACTACCGCGTAACGCTCGACGAGCGCGACCTCTCTCGCCACATTGCCCCACACCTCATCAGCCTCACACTGTCCGAATCGCGTGCCGAACAAGCGGATATGCTCGACATCGTGCTGGACGACTCGCAAAACACCTTCGCAATACCAAAGCGAGGCGTGCGCATTCGACTATCGATCGGCTGGGTCGGTGAGCCGTTGGTGGACAAAGGTGAATTCACGGTGGACGAAACCGAACACAGTGGCGCGCCGGACATCATTACCATCCGCGCTCGCTCGGCATCGATGACCAACGCGATGAGCGAGCGTCGCGAAAGAAGCTGGCACGGCCAGACGATCGGCTCTATCGTGCAGACGATCGCAAACCTTCATTCTCTAAAAGCAGCTATCGCCGAGAAGCTCGCCAGCACGCTGATCCAGCACATCGATCAGACGCACGAGTCCGACATGTCGTTCCTCACACGGCTTGCCAAACGCTACGACGCCGTGATGAACGTGAAGGATCGCAATCTGTTGTTCATGCCGATTGGAACGGGCAAGACTGCAAGCGGTAAGCTGCTCGACGCAGTCCATATCACTCGCGCGAGCGGCGATCAGCATCGCTACCACGTCGCGCAGCGCGAAACCTATTCAGCCGTGCGCGCGCACTGGCACTCCAACGGCAAGGCAGCGCGTAAATCGGTCGTCGTCGGGGCGGAAGGTAACCGGAGCATCAAGGTGCTACCAGAGGACTATGCAACAGAGGCCGAGGCACGCGCCGCCGCCGAAGCGGAGTTCGCGCGCGTGCTGCGCTCACAAGCGACGATGTCCTACACGCTTGCACTCGGTAGGCCCGAGCTTTTTCCTGAATTGCCCGTCACCGTGTCGGGCTTCAAGCCGGAAATTGATGCAACACCATGGCTAGTTGAAAAGGTGACCCACAGCATTGGCGAAGGAGGATTTACATCGTCACTCGAACTCGAAGTGCGCAACGATCCGACCAGCGGTCGGCACCGTTCGCGCTTCGCGCGCGGCGACGAAAAACGGCCGCATGGGCGGCCGTTTTCAGTCGAATCGATATGATGATCCGTATTCAGCGATTACTCAGATTGCCGCCTTTTCAAGGGTCGGCGGTCGAGAATCGTCCGCACCGCATACAGGCTCGACATTGCTGACGTTACCAATCCAGACAGAGTCTCGACCTCGCCTGGGGTGAACCCCAAGGGCGCCGCCCCGTCGTCCACTGATCGGGCTGCCACTGCGCCATTCGACTTCCGGGCCTTGCCCGCCTTCTTTCGCGCCTCATTGCTTTCTCTCGTAGCATTAGACGCATCACGCTTCGTATATTGATACTGCCTTTTCACTGCTTCTCCTTCTTACTGGGATCGCACTTCGCCCTCGTCAGGCAACCCGCATTAACGCAGATATGGCCGAAATTGGGAACGAAGGAAATAACCTTCCTCCCCGTAGGTTTGCCCCTAACAAAAATCGAGATGGCGGAGTGCAATAGGAATATTCCGAAACTTTGCTGTCGGGCGTGGGAAAAGGTGGTCGCAATGGCTAGCAGGCCGAATCGGCTCAACTGGAATCTGTTACGGGCGTTCGCTGGGATCGCAGAGCATCGAACGCTGGCCGACGCTGCACGCGCTGCCGGCGTGCAGCGGCCGACAATCAGCGAAAAAGTTGCTGCGCTCGAGGCCGTGCTCGGCCTCCGGCTTATGGACAGACAACCCGGAAATGACAGGTTCCGGCTTACAGCGGACGGCAGGCGTTTGCGGCGCCTGCTGACCAACTTCAACAGCGAGCTCAGCGTGTTATGTGATCCGAGCGGCGAACACGCTCCCGATGACGGGGCCACCCAGATTTTGCGAGATGTCGAGGAGGCACTGTCAGCCCTTGAGCGAGCGAAGAAGGCATTGACCCGCTCGTAGCGCGCGGCGCGCGCTGTCAGGGCTTTTGTTTGCCGGTGCGGGATTTGGCCGGCGAACGGCGAAGCGCTTGTTCGCCCAATGCACGGCGTGTATGTGCCGCCGTCTCAGAGTTCATGGCAGCGGCGCGGTCCTGCGCAAGCGCTCGGACGCTCTTCGTGGGCTTTCCGGACTTCGTATAGACGCCCGCAAACAGGTAGCCATTCATGAGCGCCTCGACGGCGCCCTTCCCCGCCTCAGACAGCTTTCGGTACTTCCGAAGGATCTCCCGCTCGTCTTCGTCAAGGATGACAGCGGCGCTGTCGGTGACCACGCGTCTTCCGGTCAGCACATAGACAATGTCCACGCCCGCTGACTCGAGCGCAAGCAAGTAGCTGGCATCCGGCGAGCGTGTCCCCGACTCGTAGTTCAACTGGGCCTGCTTGCGCAGCCCGCCCACGGCAGCAAGGTCGTCCTGACTCAGCCCGATACGTGTGCGCTCCTCACGAAGGCGATCACCGACAGTTTCCATTCGCGTCCCAAGTTAACTTGCGGTTTCCTTTTGCATACATTATATTTCGCTTACAGTGAAACACAAACGGTTCGAGTATACCTGCCATGAACAACACAAAAGGTCCTAGCCGCGCCCCAATCGGCGTGGTCACCGGCAAACCGATATCGATGCGACTGTTGCCTGACGAGCGACACGCCCTGATGCGACTGTCGAAAGACGAAAACCGCTCGATGGCGAGTATGGCTCGCCGCGCCTATCTCGCGGGCTTGCCGCTCGTTGCTCGCATACCCGCAAAAGCTCGCTCTGGCCAAAATTCACAAACCGCTAAGAAAGAACTGCTCTGACGATGCGCCAAACAAGCGCCGATGTAGATATTTCGGACATTGAGCGAAACGTGCTCGAGCGCGTTTGCATCCGACACGGCTTGACGACTGTTGAGCACGCGGCCGAGTGGCTCGCCGAGCGTCGGATACGGCGAGCCGTGCAGCATCCGACTTGCCGCCACCGGGCACTATTCGTTGTGGAAAGGAAGAAGCGATGAGGATACTGAATCGTTGCCCGCACTGCCGCACGCGGGCCACCGCTCGCAGCAGCCGCGATATGTCGCTGACCTTCCGTGAGGTGACCTTCATGTGCAACAACCCCGAATGCGGTCACACGTACGTCGTCAATATGGAGTTTGCACGAACGTTGTCCCCGTCCGCGACCCCCGATCTGTCGCTGAGTCTTCCGTTTTCGCCGCGCGTCCGTGAAAGGCTCGCGCAGCAGTTAGACCTACCAATCTAGCGCCCCAATCCATTTGTTTCCTCCCTCGCATCGTGCCTCATCGGCGCGAGGGCTTCGGCTTGCCTCGAAAAAGGAGCTGTCTCAATGAAAGCTGCAAAGAAGGCCCAATCTACTTGGGAAGACATCGCCTCACTTGAAACCACCCAGCTTCTCAACCCGCCGCAACTCGGTCATCTCGATGCCGAAGAGAGGCGGGAATACCTTCGCCGACTCTTTTTCATGGACGTGAGGCTCCTCACGTTTGTGGTGACCGCTCGAAGCCTTGGATTTGGCGTCACGTGCCACTGGAACCATGAAACGTCCATGCCGCACCTGGTCTGGTTGCATTGATCAGGGAAGCGGCCCATGTGCATGAAGCCTGATGACCGGGAGCTCCGCGCTGCGTGGCGACGGCTTCGCATGGTCGGCGACTTCGACACGTCGATGCGCAATCGCGCTGTGCGCGTTGCCGTGGAAGCTGCCGCACGCGCGTTGCGAGATCGAAGTTCTCTGACGAAGCGCCCCCGCGACGCCAAGCTCCGAGCTGCAAATGACACCGGCAACTGACCCACATGCGCCAGCCGGCGCAATGATAAGGAACCGCATCATGAAACCCTACGTTTTTGGCATCAGCGTCATGCTGATGCTTTCATCGTCGATGACCGGCATGACCTGGATTGCATCGATCGGCCTACGGCGCACGTCCAAGCGGTTCGGCCCGGTCTCCGCAGTTGCAGCGGGCACGCTCGCACTCTCGTTCCTGATCGCCGCGCTCGCGTGGTCGGCTCCCGGGCGGGAGGCCGTATGAAGCGCGCCCCCCTGTATCAGCACCCGACGTCCTACGAAGCGATTGTCGCGCACGAGTGTCACCGGCATGAGCGTCGCCTGCGCATCTTGCAGCGGCAGTGTGCGATCGGTCTCTTTGTAACCGCCCTCTGCGATCGCCTCGCGCTCGCCTTCCCCCTAACGGCTGAGGCGCTCAAGCGAGACGTTTTCAGCCCGTCGACGAGTGGTAATCCAACCGAAACGCCGTCGGACCAACCAGAGCAACGCGCCTGACGATGGCCACGATTGACGAACTAAAACGGCGCATCGACCTGCACGATCTCGCGGGCCGTCTCGGCCTCAAGCGCGGCCGAGGCGGCGATAAAGCGCTCTATCACTCGCCGCATCACGAGGACGCCAGCCCCTCACTCTCGATTTATATCGACCACCCGAAGCATGGCACCGGTTGGCGCGATCACAGCGCGAACATCGGCGGCTCGTGCATCGACCTCGTGATATACGTGAACGGCGGCAGCGTCAGTGATGCCGTCCGCTACCTGCACGAAATCTACGGCATCCCATTCGACCAGCCGGCGTCGGCCGACCGTCGTGAGAAATCGACCGTCGAATACATCGCTGACCGATGTCTGTCGGAGCGCGAACGCGTACGCGAATACCTGCACGGCCGAGGGATATCAGATGCGGCGATCAACGCAGCTGTTTCCGCGCGCACGCTGGGCTTCAACGCGTGGACAAGTCCTAAGATTGCTGCGGGCGATGTCGGCCACGGCGGGCCTGCTGCAGCGTTCATCGTGCACTCCCCCGCAGATGGCCGGGTCGTCGCGGTCGACATGCGGTACCTCGATCCCGCGCTCAATGGCGGAGTGAAAACGCAGACGCAAGGCGACAAGCTGGGAGTCTTTTGGACAGCGGACCCGCGCCGACTTCGGTCTGCTCGGCGCGTCTATGCGGTCGAAAGCGCTATTAATGCACTGTCGATCGATACCTGCGCCATGCCCGGCACGGCAGCGTTCGCGTTGCGCGGTGTCCAGAACGCCGAGCACATCGATTTGACGTTTCTGCGCGACAAGCACGTCTTCATTTGCCTGGACAACGACGAGCCTTTCCCCGAAGGTCACCCTCGCGCTGGCCAGCGACCCGGCCCCGAGGCCGAGTGGGCGCTTTACGAACGGCTCACGAGCCTCAATATCGCGGCCGTGCTCGTCGATCACACCGATTGGCTCGCCGACTTGGAGGACGGTGAGACGACGCAAAAGCCGATCAACGACGTCAACGAATACTTGCAGTTACGTGGCGTAGCCCAGCTGGCAAGAGCGCTTGAGCACTATGAGCCGTGGCTGATTGCGGGCCTCCCTGGCGACGCATCGCGTCGCGGCCGACCTCGCATTTTCTTGCCGTCGCACGACTTCGCGCAGTACTGGCGCTTTCGCGTGCGGCCCGACTTTACAAGCCACATCACAAAGATGGAACGCAACGACGAGGCTGGGACCGAGACACCGGTCATGGCGGATCTGTGTGGCTTCCGCATTGCTGCAATAAGTCGAGTGTCGGTCGCGAGCGCCACGTCTACGATGACGGGCGACGCAGACCAAGCCCCAACTGTCTATTTCGCTGTCTCGGTGCAGGCGCCACGGCACGGCGCGCAATTGATCCGCCGTGTGATGCTCGATGACCAATTGCACAACCTCGATCAGTGGGCCAAGTTCGGGCCGATCTGGGCGCCGTCGCCGTTCAAGCGCATGGTCAATATCCTTGAGCGCGGCGCCGATCTCGGAGCGCGGCAGGCGGCCAATTTTGTTGGGCTCGCTTGGCGCGACGGCCGCATGATCGTCAACGAGGGGCCGGACTGCTATTTCACCGAAGCAGAAAAACAATGCCCGTATCACAACCTGACCTTCCCGACCGGCCCCGTCAGTGCTGCGCGCCGCGTGATCACGGCCTACCAGGCCACCTTCAAACAGAACGCGGCGACCATCCCACTGGTATGGGCGCTCGGGGGTCATTTGAAGGCGCTGCTGGGCTTCTGGCCGCACATGACCATCCAGGCGAACAAGGGCGCGGGGAAGTCGACCCTGATCAAGCGGCTTGAGCGCTCGCTCGCATTCACGATGTTTTCGGGTCAATCGCTGCAGACGGAGTTCCGACTGCTGACGAGCATCAGCCATACGAGTCACCCGGTCGGATGGGAAGAGCTTTCCGCGCGGCGGCAGGACGTAATCGACAAAGCGGTCGGGCTGCTGCAGGAGAACTACCAGTACACGGTGACTCGCCGAGGCACCGACATGACCGAATACCTGCTGTGCGCGCCCGTCATGCTGGCCGGTGAAGACGTACCAGTGCGCAGCCTGCTCGGCAAACTCGTGCGCACCACGTTAACCGGCAAGCGAGGCCCGCTGCTGCCCGACGATTTGCCGCGCTTCCCCGTTCGGCGGTGGCTCGAATTCCTCGCCGACCTGGATAAGCGCGCCGTGCTGGACCAGTACGCGACCCTCAACGCGAACGCGCTTGGAAACTGCCGCGCGAGCGGTGCGGACGATGGCGCAAAGCGCATGGCGGGCAACTACGCTGCCGTCGCGCTCGCGTGGCGCTACCTCTGTGAGTTCGCCGGCATGGACCCAAGCGAAGGCGACTTTCCACGTGATCTGCTGGCCGAAATGAACGGCCACATCGCCGAAACGAGCGCCGATCGCGAGCCGTGGGTTTGGATCATGGAAACAGTGTTGTCGGAGATCGACGGCGGCAACTACAAGCACCCGTACACGTTCGATACCGTCGACGGCGAGTTCTCCCTCCTGCTTCGCACAGGTCACGTAATGGACCACCTCGCGCATACGAGCGCGCTGCGTGACAAGTGGAACGCTCTGCCAGTCAAATCCGACCGCATCTTCAAGAGCCAGCTCAAGCATGCCAGCGTCATCGTGGGCGAGAAGGAAGTCGAGCGGCGCATTTTCAGCCGCCGTGTGCCATACCTCACGCCCATCTCACTGCAGCGGCTCGCCGCGTTCGGGCTGCACGTCGCGGTGCGCGACGACCTGGTTACCGATGCGCTCCAGGGAGGCCACGCATGACGCCAGCTCAACCTGTGCGCCGGCCCTGCCATCTCGACGCGAGCGCCATCTGGAAGCGCCAACCGCCCGCGAGACGAAACGGCCCGGAAACGACCGGAGCCGCCTGGCGGCACGGCCGCACTAGCCCAATTTTTTGCGGGGAAGGGGCAAGCAGCGCAAATAACCCGTGGTTTTCCCGTGCGCTCGCTCGTAAGTCATTGATTGTTGAGAGGACTAGCGCCACGAGTCACCGTGCGTTTGCCATCAATCACGAGTTTTTCGCCATGAGTCTGCTTTTTGCGTCGGGCGCTGCCACCTCCCTATCTCTTCTCCCTATTTCATTGAAAAAGAAGAAGAAAGAAAACGAGGAAGGTAGAGGGATCTGCGGAAAAGCAATGCCACGAGTCAGGGCTGTTTTGCCATTAGTTGTGGGCGCTGCACATTTTTTGGGCCACGAGTCTTCTGACGCTGCCACGAATGAATGATGGCAAGTGATGACACATAGAATCTTTAAAAATCAGGATGTTATTGACGTGCCTCACGCAAACCATCATTCCACTATTTGCGCTACGTGTGCCTCTACCGCAACGTGCGGTGAAACCCCGCGCCTGAACACGGTCGACTTGATCGGAGCCGCGGAGATGCTCGGCGCACACCCTGAAACCGTGCGATTGAAAGCGAAGGCCGGCGAGCTACCCGGCCGGAAAGTTGGCAAGCGCTGGATGTTTTCAACGGTTGCCCTACAGCGCTACCTCGCCGGAGAATGGAGCCCGCGAGTTGTGCAGGGCGATCAGCAGGAGGAAGTTAAACAATGTCGCTCTATAAACGCACCAACAGCCCCAACTGGTATTACCGGCTCACTCCACCCGGCGGCGGTCCGATCGTACAAGGCAGCACTGGCACCAGCAACAAAACCCAGGCCAAAGAGTTCTACGATCGGCTAAAAGTCGAACTGTGGAACCAAACAAAGCTCGGCCACAAGCCGCGTTACACCTGGAACGACGCGGTTGTTCGGTATACGGGCGACCGCGAGGAGCTGTCGAGTTTGGAAACGTCGAAGATTCACCTCCGCTGGCTGGATCAACACCTACGGGACCTCCCGTTGGCGGAGATCGATCGCGACCGCGTGGATGCCATCGCCCGCGCGAAACGCGCGGAACCGCGTGTCGTGCGGACGCGCCGCGGACCGAAGCCGATCGGTGGCACCGTCAGCGAAGGCACGGTAAGGAGAGTCCTCGGTGTGCTTATGGCGGTGCTGCATGCTGCAGTCGAATGGGAGTGGCTTGACCGAGCGCCGGTCCTGACGAGACGGAAAACGACACCAAAGCGAGTTCGGTGGATCACGACGGCACAGGCCGAACGGTTGCTGGGCCAGTTGCCTGGCCACCTCGCGGAGATGGCGCGTTTCAGTCTTGAGACAGGACTGCGCCGATCGAATGTCACCGGCTTGCAATGGTCGCAAGTCGACCTATCTCGACGCGTCGCCTGGATCCACCCGGACCAAGCCAAGGCGCGCAAGGCAATCACCGTACCGCTGTCGGAGACGGCCGTCGAGGTGCTGCGTCGGCAATTGGGAAAACAACGAAAAGCGGAGCATGTCGAAATGGTGTTCGTCTACCGTGGCACGGCAGTTGGACAAGCCAATACGGCCGCGTGGCGAAAGGCGTTGAAGCGGGCGGGCATCCGAGATTTCCGGTGGCACGACCTGAGACACACCTGGGCGAGTTGGCACGTGCAGCGAGGCACGCCTTTGCAGGTGCTGAAAGAACTCGGCGGGTGGGAAACGCTTGAAATGGTGCAGCGCTACGCGCACCTTTCGGCGGACCACTTGGCTCAGTGGGTACAGCCACACCTGCAAGTTTCCGAGTCTCCCGTGCTACCAACCGCAACGTCGCCGGGAGCAGCAGAAGCGCCGATGGTCGCCGTCGCCGCACTGTAA